CTAATCCAGTTTACACTTCCTGCCTGCGTTTTTTCCTTGACAAAAATTTTTATTTCATTATGCTGTCATCAGGAGGAACCATGGTCCCAACCCGACAAGACAAGCAGTGGCCCGAGAAACTGGCTTTCGAGCTCGCCCTGGGGTATTATCCCCCGGAGGACCTCGCACCGATGTTCGATCTTTCGATGGCGCAGTTGCAGTCTGTGCAGAGCGACCCGGCGTTCGATAAGCTGGTCAAGCACCACCGGCGCGAGATCGAAAAAGGCGGTGATGCGTTTAAACTCAAGGCCCGCAAGTTTGCCGACATCCTGTTGGACGAACTGTTCACTATTGCTACCGACCCCCTCACCTCCCCGACAGAACGCCGTCAGTGCATCGAGGCTGTGTGCCGGTATGCCGGGTTCGATAAACAACAGCAGGCCGAGGGCGGGGGCCAGCAGTTCCAGGTTAACATTCAGTTGAACGCATGAGGCGCTCGTGCAGATAGATTATAGGCCACCCCCGACGGTCGAGAAGTTGATGAAGTCCAACGCGTTCGTCCGTGCCATCCTGGGCCCGTTCGGGAGCGGGAAGAGTGTGGGGTGTACGATGGACCTGCTGAAACAGGCCATCAATCAACCGCCTGACGATACTGGCAAACGCCGGACGCGCTTTGCCATCATACGAAATACGGCCCCGCAGTTGCGGGATACCACGATAAAGACCGTCCATGATTGGATACCCCCCGGTATCGCGGGCAAGTGGATGAAGTCCGAAAAGGCGTTCAANCTCCAGTTCGGTGACGTGGAAAGTGAGTGGCTGTTCCGCGCCCTGGANGATGCCGATGACATCGCCAACCTNATGTCNCTTGAAATTACCTCGTGCTGGATAAATGAGTACCGCACAATCGACCCGATGGTCTTTGCCGGGGTGCTGGGGCGTGTGGGCCGGTTCCCCAAAAAGAAGTTCGTCCCGCCGTGGTACGGCGTGGTGATGGACTCCAACCCGCCGGACGAGGGGGATTTCTTTTATAAGCTGTTCGAGGAGGAGATGCCGCCGGAGATGAAGCAGTACGAGGAGGTCATGGCCCGGGTGGGCCGGCCCCTGTTGGAACTGTATCGTCAGCCGTCCGGCCTGTCGGAGGATGCCGAGAATGCCGAGCACCTGCCGGAAAACTACTACCAGACGATCCTGATCGGCGGTCACAACGAGGACTACATCCGCAAGCACGTCCACGGGGAGTATGGCCGGAGCCAGGAGGGCCAGCCGGTCTATCCCGACTTTCGGTATGACTTTCACGTCTCGCGCACCCCCCTGCTGGTCAATCCGAATGAGCCGCTGGCGATAGGATTGGACTTCGGGCTGACGCCCGCAGCCTGCTTTGCCCAGCAGCACCACGGCAGGTGGATGATCCTCAAGGAGCTCACCACGAAGGAGCCCATAGGCATCGAGCGGTTTATTGAAAGTAAACTGAACCCCTTCCTGGGGATGTATTTCCCCGATTGCAAAGAGTTTATGATGTGGGCCGATCCTGCGGGCAACCAGCGCAGCCAGGTGGACGAGCGCACGTGCTTCCAGGTGCTCCGAAAGTTTGGGTTCGTGCCGAGAGGGGGGCCGCAGGATCTTACGACCCGCGTAGGGTCGCTCACCCGGGTGCTGACCCGTCAGGTGGACGGGATGCCCGGCTGCACGATCGACCCATCATGCCGGACGATCATCAACGGCCTGCGGGGGCGGTATCGGTACAAACAGAAAAAGACCGACGCGAAAGACTGGAACCCGACGCCGGAGAAAAACCACGAGTCTCACGTTATGGATGCGCTGGAGTACGTCATTGGCGCCTACGAGGCCCCGGCGCTGCGCTCCGCCAACGCCCGACCAAGACCCTGGGGGGCCAACAACCAGTGGAACAAACCGATTCAACCGAAAGTGAGCACGGCATGGGGACAATAAACCGGCTCTTATGTTTAGGTTTCACGGCGTTTCTCGCTGCTATTAACGCCCGTCGTCTGCCCCGGGGCCTCCCGCACTGGTGGCGGGCCGAAGGGGAGGGCGAGCTGGACGTGCTGGTGATGTTTTTCCGTTCGGACTGCTGGGCGACAAATTTTCACGTGGCCTGTCTGATACGGGACCGGGGGGAGGACATTTATCTTGATGCCTCTTCCGCCCAGGTGCGGGCTATATATAGAAGTAATTTCCCTGATTCATGGTATCATCTGGACCCGGAGTTCACTGTGCAAACCCGGGCGCCAAGGAGAGTTAAGGACGGATATTATTACGGGGGGGTTTTTTCTTGTGTAGAGTTGACAAAAAAGGTTTTAAAGTGTAATGATTTTAGTATACAAACTACGAGCCAGTTGTTAAGGTGGTTGTGGGAACGAAAGGAGGAGGGTTATGAGCAGCGTTAAAAGTGCGTGGGACAGTGCAAGAGACGTTGGAAGGAAGGTCGAAAAAGAGGTGTCCCGGGGGGCTTCCCGGACAAGAAAACAAGCTAGACGGTCCCTGAGCGACGCGGCTGATGCCGGGTTCCTTCCCGCTATAGCAACAGAATATGCTTTGGACCAGGCTGGGCTTGGTGAAGACCCCGTAGCCGAGGAGCTTAAGCGCTCCCGCCGCCAGGCCGAGCAGGACGCCCGGGATCGTGAGGCCCAGGAGGCCCAGGCCCAGGGGGAGGCGAGACGCAGGCGTGAGGCGATGTCCCGCCGTGCGCTGGCCGACCGGCCCGATCTCTTTTCACTCCTTGGAGGCCCGCAGCGGCAGAGGTTAGGGTAATGGACCGGCAGGAACTCCAGAAATACCTCAAACACCNCGAAGAATAAATACCGCATGGGGTTGACAAAACAAAAAATACGGTGTACAGGGTAGCAAAGGAGGTGCGATATGGGTTTCAGAAGTGGTTTAGAAAAAAAGATGAAAGAGATCTCCGGAATGGGGTTGGAGGTTCCTGAGAGCATCGAACCCGGGCGGCTGCGGGAAAAACTCACTGAGGTGGTTGACACACGGAAGGAGGTGCAGGAAGCCCGAAGACGTCGTGAGGCGATGTCCCGCCGTGCGCTGGCCGACCGGCCCGATCTCTTTTCACTCCTTGGAGGCCCGCAGCGGCAGAGGTTAGGGTAATGGACCGGCAGGAACTCCAGAAATACCTCAAACACCTCGAAGAAGGCAAAAAGCAGTGGGTTGGTATATGGGACATCGTGTACCGCTTCACACTGCCCGAACGGGCCTACCTGTATGCCCAGGATGGTTCTCCGCCGTCCTACAAAAACGTCTACGACTCTACGGCCATCAATGCCGCCGAGCGGCTGACCAACCTCATAATTTCCGGCCTCTGCCCGCCGTGGCAGCAGTGGTTCAAACTCTCCCCCGGGGCGAAGATCACCACCGACCGTCGGCGTACTGAAGTCCGTAAAATCACCGAGACCATCGAGAAGAAAATATTCATCTTGCTTAACCAGTCCAACTTCTACCAGGAGTTCCAGCCGTTCATTCTTGACCGGGTGGTCGGCGGGACCGGCGCCCTGGGTGCTCAAGCCCGGACCGAGAACATTGACTTTTACTGCGTGCCGCTAAGCGAGATTGCCCTGGCTGATGACGATAACGGGTCCATTGTGGCTATCAGCAGGCGCTACAAGATGCCCTTCTTCATTGCCGAGAGGCAATACCCCAAGATTTCCTCAGCGTCGTCATACGAGGCTCTCAAGGAGTCTCCGATGGAGAAAGTCGAACTGATCTTGTTTTCTGTCCGGGGTCAGTTCAATGACTGGGAAACGCGGATTTATCTTGCCAAGGACTTCCACGAACTGGCTCATTTCACCGATCTCCACCCGCCCATCATTGCCTCTCGTTGGTCAAAGGTGCCGGGCTCGCCTTATGGCCGGGGACCTGCGATTCGCTCCATGAGCGACATCCGCGCCCTTAACCGCCTCAAGGAGCTCTCGCTGAAAAACGCGGCGAGGGCCTCCTTGGGTGTTTACACCGTGGCGGATGACGGGATAGTCAACCCCTACACCCTGACACTTGACGAGGGCAGCTTTATCCCCGTGGGGTCAAACGAAACACAGGCCCCGACTATTACCCCCCTGCCTACCGCAGGGGACTTTGATGTGTCCATGATGAGCATTGACCGGCTCCAAATGGAGATAAAGAACAGTTTCATCGCGGACCAGTTCGGCCCGACGGACAAGACGCCCATGTCTGCGACCGAGGTGGCCGAGCGCACCCGGGTGGTGGCTCAGGAACTCGGTATGACCATTGGCCGGCTGGAGCACGAGGTGCTGGTCCCGTTGCTCAAACGATACCTGACCTTTTTGCAGGCTACAGACCCGGAGGTGCCGGGAGAACTCCGGCTGGACGGCGACATCATCGACGTCGAGTTTACCTCCCGGCTGGCACAGTCTCAATGGGCGATGGAGGACCAGGAACTCTCACAATACCTCGCGGAAGTGGCCCAACACGCCCAGATGGACCAAAAACTGATGTTTCTTGTCAATTCGACCGAGGCATTCAGGTACAAAGCGGAACTGAAGGGCATCCCTGCCCGACTGCTCAACAATGACAAGCAGATTGAACAGCAGATGCAGGCGATGCAGGAGCAAATGCAGCAACAGCAAGCCATGGAGGGTGAAGATGTGGGACGAAGATAAACCGGAAAAAGCGCCGGACAAGCGGGAGCAGGAATTAAAACTGTTCGCGGCGAACTGCCAGCGGATCTTGAATGATCCGGACAACGAAGCGTTCAGGAACGTGCTGTTGAAAATCGCTT